AAAGAATTTTAGAGTTGTCGATTCATTCGATAAATACTTCGTAAGAGATAGCTACGGATCATTCATCCCTAAACCTGAGCGCCTTCTAATGGATGTCGCTACTGAGAGGTTTTCCAGGCAGTTGAAAGCTAAGACAGGTTTCTATGATCGACTAGCCGCTATCTATGATCGTACGGATGTGGTTTTTACAGATAATCCTCTCGGTAACACTCCAGCAATTGGAGTTGGTTTGAAGTTGTTCGGTAAGCGCCCGCTCAACATTTCTAGAACGGGGAGAATTTCTAGATTAACGGAGGAAAACCACGGAGTGCGCCGCCAACTAGAGAAAAGGCAGAGGAAGATCGAAGAAGTACACAATAGCCTTAAATCAGTTCTTTCTCAACTCGAACCGACGATTAATTCCCAGCAATTACAATTACTGTATGACGTGGAGACAGATCAGGTCATGACTGGTGGAGGTTTTGATAATAACCGGGTCGGTGAGGTTCATAAATCTGCTATGAACTTTGTCATTGATTCTTCCGAAGACATCTATTATGCGGATTCCGTACTATCGCAGATAGTTGTCGAAGGGGCGTTATGGTTACGAGATTTGTTGAAGCAATACGGTTTACGTGAAGGGGAATTACAACCTATGGGAGCCACACAAGTTCGAGCTTTACAGGACAACGATGGTATGTTCGGTTATCCTGTATTTGCTAGTGGGAACACGGCTTTAGATGCAGATTTAGCTAAAAGGTTACTTATCGAGTTTGGGGTTGACGTTTCTAAGTTCGTTGGAACTAAGATTACCGATAGTAACACGCACGTAAGCTATGATTATAGAGTTATTGATGCTGCGGCTCATATACTCGATAATAAAGTTTTCACATACGAAGAACTAGTCAGTCTTGTGGTTCTTCTTGCGCGTATCCAAAAACATGGATGGAAGAGTGGTCCTGATGGTGATATTGCTAAGGATGGAAAGACACGATCAGTGTACCCAAACGCCTTTATCCCAGCTGTGGTCGAAGCTATGATCATCGCTCCTTTTAATGATAAATTAAAAGAGTTGAAAGTTTCGATCATGCCCTCGTTGCAGGACAAACCGACACGTGTACAGATGTTAAAGCAGCAAATTACTAATGCTATTAATAATGGGTATGATTACCTCGCTGCTGACTGGTCAAAATATGACGCGTCTGTTAAAGGTGCGATACTGGCTACGATAATACAATTAGCTGTAAAGCCCTTTTTTAACGCTAAGTATTATTATTGGGTGGACGTAGCTACGTACATTTTGACCTATAAATATCTAATAACTGACACGAACTTATGTAAAATAAATTCAGATATGTATGATCAAGCTAAACGATCTGCACGATCATCCGAAGTGAAGAATTATACCATTTTCGGATTGATCGATGGGCTCATATCAGGTGCCAAGTTTACACACGTAGGCGGTTCATTATATGGAGAAGTCGTAATCCATTATGGTATTGGTAAGCTCCTGAACTGGGAGCCGATTGCCGGTGCTCAAGCCGGAGACGACACGCTGATGGGAGTACCTATTGATCGTATTAATCCCGCAGACGTTAATGCGACTTACGGTCCAATTGAAGAGGCTGCTAGGCGATTCGGATTGCGCATGAATGTGTTTAAGCAGATATGGCACCAACAGAACGGTGAGATCGTAAAGGTATTCCTGCAAGACTCATACCACTATAGCACAGATGTGTGGGGCATTGGTTCAATCTTCCGACCTGCCGACGCCATCTGGTTCTCTGAACGCGATAAGGGGCTTTCAATTGCTGAGCAACTTATGGCGGAGATCGCACGCATGAACCAAGGAGCGGATTCGCCCTTCGCTTCAGCTGTTGTTGAGTGGTGGTTGTCCAAGGAACGTTACCTTGGCTGGATATTTAAGGAATACGGCGTAAGTGGTTTCCAATTGTTAGTAGAGACCATAGGCAAGGATATTGCAGATATTGCCCAGAGCATAGACGTCGGATCCTTCAGCTTTGGAGTTAGTAAGCAAGATATGGAAGCTGGAACCTTACCTATACTCCGCGTTATGGCAGACGTTGCTAGCCAGATGAAGTTCTCTA